TCTTTGGCGGATGGATTTGCAGGAGTTCATCGCATTTGTGATGAGAATGGAGGTAAAGCCTTCATATTCTTCGCACGAGCTACGCACAAAATTAAGAAGAAGGCCGAACAAATTACGTGTGAAATGGCAATTAAACAAATCGCAAGAATCGCGAAATAAATATACCTACATATGTTAGTAATCCATATGAATGTCTTACAACAATACGGTATTACAAGTCGTCCGCCGATTAGACGGCGACTTGGTGAAGAAGAGAAAGGCAACGAAGGCGACGGGGGCGGCGTGACGATTCATTTTTCTCGTAAATTACCGAGCGATGTATTGAAAAAACCGAAAAGTATTTCGGGGTATGACACGATGAAACGGGCACGACATGCCGAATTTGAACCAGAATTGCCTATGGAAGGGGAGGCGGCGGAGGCGGAGGCGGCTGAAGGGGCAGGGGCAGGGGAAGGGGCGATGCCTAAAAAAAATACTGGCGGCCTTGTTGTGAGTAAGATTCATGCGAACGATATCGACCGTCGGGCACTTAGGGCGAAATTGGCGGCGGCACATCGCGGCGTTATTCCTCCATCTTTTTCTAGTAAATTCGGGGCTACCGCCGCCGCCACCGCCGCCGATACTGTTCGACGTAATGAATTAGAACCGGAATTTGGTATTATCTCGCCTGAAATGGAGGAGGCGTCATCATCGGGCGCGCCTATCAAATTAGGAAAGCGTGCGATTTTACCAACCGACGAGCCTGTAAAGCGAAGTAAAGCATCAGCCGCACTTGCGATTGCTGAAGCGAACGAGCCGACCGAGTTTGAAGAACTAAGACGGCAACCCCCCACTGATGATGTCGGTGTCGGTGTCGGTGTCGATGTCGTAAGAGGCGAAGAAGCAGTGCCGCCACCCACCGCCCCGAAGAAACGTGTCATCAAACCCAAACCAAAAGGTAGCGCCGCCGCGTCTGGGTCTGTGTCCGCCGCCGCTTCGAGCGTAAAATCCATCGTCAAAAAACTGAAAGAGAACGAAGACAGCACTGTGAATATATCAGCATTCAAGATTGGTGATACAATTGTTGCGACGCGTCTTCCGCAAAAACGACCGCTACCTCAAGTCCAAGCATCCGAGTTTTATATGAATAATCGCGCCAAGTTTATCCAATACGTCAACGCAATATTTCGCCCCTATCGCGAAGAACTCACATCTGGCGAAAATGATGTCACATGTGAGTCGTTATACGGCGGCGACGACTCCGCGTCGGTATCGCTTCTTACTCACCAGAAAATCGTGCGCGATTACTTGAATATTTATTCGCCTTATCGCGGTCTTCTTCTATTCCACGGTTTAGGAAGCGGTAAAACCTGCTCTTCTATCGCCATCGCTGAAGGCTTGAAAACATTTAAGAAAATCGTTGTTATGACGCCAGCGTCTCTTCGTATGAATTATATCGAAGAAATGAAGTCGAAATGCGGCGACCTCATGTATAAAAAAAACCAGTATTGGGAGTTTATTGAATCACGCGGTAATACCGAACTCACGCGTATATTATCGCAAATTCTCATGCTCCCCGATGATTCATTCGTTCGAGCCAACGGAGGGGCTTGGATGGTAAATGTAACTAAACCTAGTAACTATGAAACTGAACTCACTCCAAGCCAACGCGTGCGTGTCGACCGGCAAATCGATGAAATGATAAATACGAAATATGAGTTCATTAATTACAACGGTCTTCGTGCGGAGAAATTGAAAAGCATGACCGATGGTTATACGCATAATCCATTCGATAATACAGTAGTAATTATCGATGAAGCGCACAATTTCGTGAGTCGTATCGTAAATAAGCTTAAAAATCCTACATCGATGGCATATCGCCTCTACCACTTTTTACTCTCGGCGCAAAATGCGAAGGTGGTATTATTGACCGGAACACCCATTATCAACTATCCAAATGAAATTGCCGTTTTATTCAACCTCTTGCGCGGCAATATCGACAATTGGGTATTCACGATAGGCGAAGGCGGAGCCGGAGCCGGAGCCGGAGCCGGAGCCGGAGCCGGCAGTGGTCGTATTACAATCGATACGTTCAAATCTATCTTCGGTCTCGCGGGTGCGGCGGCGGGTCGCGGTAAAAAGGGCGCAGCAGGACAAGCAGCCGCTGGCGGCGATTTTGCCAGAGGTATCGGTCTTTCATTTGACCATATGGACTATAATACTCGCAATAAGAAACTCATGATTACACGCAATCCGTTTGGATTTGTCCGTGATTACGACGCAGTTACATCAAAATATCGCGGTGTTATTCGTCGAGGCGACCCCAGTGCGAAAATGATAGAGGACGGTGCGGGAGGCGCAGAAGCGGGCAGCATCGCCGTAATGGATATGACGGCTACTGAAAATGGACTTCTCTCCGACGCCGCATTTGAACGAGCAATTATTCAAAAACTCCGCGAGCACGGTATTTCCGTAATCTCGGCATCCACCAACAAACAAACGCCATTTACAGCACTCCCTGATAAATTAGACGATTTCAACGGGTATTTTATCGACCCGGCTACATTAGAATTCAAGAACCGCGACTTATTTATTCGACGTATCCTCGGCCTTACCTCCTATTTTCGCAGCGCACAAGAGAAATTACTCCCGACGTATGACGCAGCCACGAATTTCCACTTGGTTGAAGCAGAGATGAGCGATTTTCAATTTGCGATTTATTCACGAGTCCGCGACTTGGAACGCAATCAGGAATCGAATATGAAGAAGAAGGCCAAGAAGCGCGGGGCGGCGGCCGAGGCAGGCAAAAAGGGTGCCGGCGGGGGGGAGGGCGGCGGTATCTATGAAGACGTTTCGTCCACGTATCGCATTTTTTCGCGCGCATTTTGTAATTTCGTTTTCCCGCCATCGATTCGTCGCCCCCTACCCGGCGATGATGGAGTTTCTGCGGCGGAAATAGAGAAATCTGCGGCCTTGGGCGGGATGCTTGATTCGGGGGCGATGGCCGATGCGCATGAAACCGCAGATATGTTGGCCGCACGTATCGCACGGACGATGGAACCTCGTAGCAGCAGCAGCAGCAGCAAAGGCGCGGCAGCGAAACGCGGGCGAAAACCGAAGGGCGCCGCCGCCGCCGCCGCTGGTGGTGATGAGGATGAACACGCCGAGCGTATGGACGAAAATATGCTTGACGGCGAAGCAGCCGACGACAGCGAAGACGAGGCTGAAATGATAATTACAGGCGAACACTCGGATTCTATCGCGGCGGTTATGGCGGGTGCTTCTGCTGCTGCTGCCGCGAGCGGTAAAAAACAACCCGCAACATCCAGTAAAAGTGAATACAAGGCACAATATCAAGCCGCAATTGCGAAGGCTATCCGTGATTTGAAAGTCAGCGCGGGCAGTTTTCTTATACCCGAAGAACTCGCGACATATAGCCCCAAATTTCTCCACCTTCTTTATAATATCCTCGATAAACAACACGTCGGGCTTCATCTCGTCTATAGTCAATTCCGTACTCTGGAAGGTATCGGTATTATCAAACTTATTTTGGAAACTAACGGGTTTTCACAGTTTAAAATCATTAAATCGGCGGGGGGCGACTGGACTATCGACATGACCGCCGAAGAACAGGAACGCCCCTGCTTCGCGCTTTATACCGGCACTGAATCGGCGGAAGAGAAGGAAATTATTCGTAATATATTCAATAGTAAGTGGAAGAATGTGCCGAAAACGATTACAGACCAATTAAATGCCCGCACCACGAATAACATGTTCGGTGAAGTAATTAAAATTCTCATGATTACCGCATCGGGTGCGGAAGGTATTAATCTGCGTAATGTCCGGTATGTTCATATCACCGAGCCATACTGGCACCCTGTTCGCACTGAGCAGATTATTGGTCGTGCTCGCCGTATTTGTAGCCATATCGATTTACCAGAAGAACTACGAACCGTGGATGTTTTTCTTTATGTTATGCGATTTACGCGTCGCCAAATCGCCCAAGATAATGACGAGTCGCTGAATATTCGAATGTTTGATAAGAGTAAAACCGATGGTGTAACGCCGATGAGCACCGACCAGTCGCTTTACGAAATATCGAATATCAAAGAACGTATTACCCGCCAGATTTTGACGGCGGTGAAGGAGTCGTCGTTTGATTGTATGATTCACGCGAATGCGGGCGCGAAAGAGCGACTACAGTGCTATTCTTTTGGAATCGGCGCAGATGAAGAAAAACTCGCATATCAGCCCAATATTGCGGGAGAGGTGGATGATAAAACACGGAAATTGAATGAAGGCGAGAAGAAGGTCACATTACGGAAATTGGTAGTGGATGGGAAAGAATATGCGGAAGATGCCGACACGCATATCATTTATGACTTGGAACTTTATAGGATGGGGAATTTGGTGGAGCGGGGGCGGCGCACGATGATACCGGCAGACCCGCGGACGGGAGCGGCGGAACAGGCGAGGATTGAGTTTTTTTGAACTTTTATTGAAATGATGTAATAAAGAATTAAAGATTTTATAATATCTATCTATATAAGACATGCGAGTTAAACTTTGCGATAAATATAAAATAGAACGCGAAGATATATGTAAAAGAATTATTGATATTTTAAAATTAGACGCGAATAACTCATTCTTATTAACTGACTTGGACGCCGACACAGAAAAACAAACGGCTATACTGAATATGAAAGAAGAGATCCAAAGGTGTTTCGCATGCTCTGAAATCTCATCGTTTAAACCGAATTTCGAATGCAAAAGACCATATTTAAATATAGTACGTGGTATTCTAAGAAAACAAGGATATACGTTTTTATCCACCGACATTGATATAAAAATAAACGATGTTGTAAAAAGAACAACAAAATACATTATATTTAGGAATAAATAAATAATTCGCGGAAATTACCAAATTATAATCTTTAGTAATATTATAATATGGAACTCATCGAACGCCTACCACTTACGCCAATTCATTGGCTTTCGCAATTGTCTTACTCTCAGTTTGTAGAGCAATGTTTGAATAAGGATAAAAAACATTCAAAAGAAGAGTGTAAAACGAAATATTCCATCCTACAAAATTTTTGTCAAACTAATTTGAAAACTGACGGTATTACCAAGCGGGTTTATTCTTATTCCACCGGAGTATCGGGGCGTTTATTTTCAGGCGGGTCATTACAAGGATTGCCTTCTACTATTAGAGGATTATATATCCGTGATGGCGTAGGTACTGATATTGATATGTATAACGCTCATCCAGTTATTCTTCGTTATATTTGTAAATTACACAACATACCATGTCCGCATTTGGAATATTATACTAGTCATCGTGAAGAATGTGTTATGAAGTTTGAGTCCAGAGAACTTGGTAAAATAGCGTATTTAACCGCACTGAATAAAGACACTGTAAATCAGACCAAG